CCGAAGCAGAAGCACAAGGACGTGGACTCGGTTATCAGTGCTGCCCAGGCCGCGCTGAAGGAAGCGCAGAAGGCCGCATGAGCCCTGGGCGGGTATTCCACACGGTTGCGCTTGTGTGCTTCGCGATCGCAGCCATCCCCTGGACCCCGCCCGTGAACTTGACGGCCCTCGGCCTAGTCTTCTTCACCCTCGGGCACATGTTCCCCTAGGAGGTACGTATGGCAGCGCCAGATCCAGGAATCGCGCAGATGGCAGCGCAGAAGCCCTGCCTGACCCGACGGTGGCTTGTCGAGACGGGGCAAGAAACGGTTCTGCAGGATCACGCTATGTTTCCACTCAACGGCCAAAAGAGAGACACGCCCGTGGGCGTCGCGCAGCGGACCACCGACAGCGAGTGGTAGTTCTATTACTTCTACTGATTGCAGGTGAGGCATTAGCGTGCCCAGTGATCCCATGTCCCAACTGCAGCGTGCCCCTTCGCTCGAAGAAGGAGTTCTGCGCCGAGGTGTGCATACCCATCGTCAGCGCCCTCTGCAGCCAGTTCAGCAAGCCGGACTACAAGCAATGTCAGCAGGGTATCGTGAGGACATGCGTGCAGACTGACCCAAACGTCTGCCGCGCGATATCCATTCCCCCAGGGCCAACAGGCCCTACGGGACCCACAGGAGCGCAGGGCAATGTCGGATCGAGCGGCGTACCTGGTATGGATGGTGCTGTCGGGCCTATCGGGCCTACTGGTAGCAACGGCCCTATGGGGATGCCCGGTCAACCAGGACCACCAGGACCGACAGGACCCCAAGGCCCAAGCGGACCCACAGGTCCTACCGGCGGAAGTAGTGCCGGGGTTCTAAGGGCCGTTTCCCAGAGCTTCGGCCGCGCGACTGCTGGGACCCTTCTCGCGCTCACCGCTCCCTGCGAGCCCGGCGAAGTCGTTCAGGCTGGCGGCGTCGTACCGACCATCACAGACGGCGTGCCGAACGATATCCAGCGGGTTCACCTGCTGTTCTCGGGGCCGACGTCCGCATCGGAGTGGACGGCAGCAGCGACAGTTGTCAACACACTATCTGTAAATGCCGACCTCACCTACACCGTCTACGCCCTCTGCGCGCCCAATGGCTAACGGCGGCTGGGCAAGTGCGGCGTCGGATATAGTCGTCCGCGTCGGCTTCCCTGTCGTTGTAGCGGCTGTACTACTGTGGTTCTTGCTGACCGAATTTACCAAGGACATGGGCCAGATCAGCCTGCGCATGTCGGAGAACGCCGTCGCCATCGAGAAGTTCACCGCCATGCAGAACGACCAACTAACCGAGATGAAGGCCCACACCCAAGAGCTGCGGGAGCAGACCGCAATGATGAAGGCGTGGGTCGCTGCGAAGAAGCGAGGGGAATATGGGCTACAAGACCCCCAAAGGTAATCCCGTGAAGGGTTCGCAATGTGATCCCAAGGGTAAGACCATCGGGGTTGGGACCCATCAGGGACGCGCGCCCGTAGTCCGCACGGGCAAGAAGGGGAAGTAGATGGCCCAACAAGGGCAAACTGGCGCTGGCAAGAATCCTTACCTAGAGCAGATGCCTGCGCAGATTCCCCGCGGTGGGGCATATCCACTCGTAGGAGCTCCCCCGCGGCCGGTGGCGGGCAGCGATCAGATGAACGTGAAGATGGGCGGCGGTCGCGCGAGGATGGACCCCACTCAGGCAAACGAGTACCATAAGCGGCTGCAGCAAGCAATGATGGCAAGCCAGGGCCAATTCCAGGGCCAGGGCGGAGCCCCGATGATGACAGCTGTCTACCAACGCGGGGGACCCGCGGGAGCATACGCTGCCGGTGGGCCAATTCCTCAGAATCCTGCCCTAATCAAACGGAGGGGATAATGCCCGCGAAGTCGAAGGCCCAACAGCGATTGATGGGCATGGAGTACGCGAAGAAGAAAGCTGGCGAGCCCACCGACGTGGACATGACGAAGAAACAGCTAAAGGACTTCGCTTCGACCAAGCACAAGGGCCTGCCAGCGAGGGTCAAGAAGCGATGACATGCGCTACCCCAGGAAGCCCGTGCTAGCGGAAGAGTGGAATAGGATCATCAAGGTCCTCGCAATGACGGTGCGCGAGATGCGGACCCTGATTGGCTGGTCCCAGCAAGACTTAGCAGATCGCGCTGTGATCAGCCAGGGGGCCGTCTCGAGGATCGAGTCGGGGAACTGCACGGAGGTTCCGTTCCACTCGGTGGTGGTGATCGTTCGGGCACTTGCGCCGGCGCTGCGGGAGCTGAAGATCGAGCTATCAACAAGCGCAGAGGGTTTGCTAGCTTTCACCAAGCCCTTCAACGGTGTGTCCCTCACAGACGAGCCCATCAATCCCGATTTGGTGTTTTTGTCTCGGACCCTAAACGGCATGACTGAGAGGCAACGCATCGCCTTTCTTAACCTGATGCGGCCCCTCGCCGAATTGATAAGCGTTAGTTTGGAGGCTCGGTTACATGATACACAGGAAGTATTTCTTCGACAACATCAAGTACTACCTGTTCAAGAGTTTCAACCAACAACAGGTAGACGGCCTGAACGTGTTCCTTGATTGGTACGACAATGATAATCCCCCTATCCCGGAGAAGTATCACATCGACGATCGGTGCCTCGCATACATCCTGGCAACTACGTATCACGAGACCGCCGCGACGATGCAGCCTATATCCGAGTATGGCTCCCAAAGCTACCTCAAATCGAAGCCGTACTACCCGTGGTACGGGCGAGGATATGTGCAGCTCACCTGGGAAGAGAACTACAAGCGACAAGACACAAAGCTCAATCTTGGGGGATCTCTCATCAATAACCCTGATCTCGCCCTGGACCCCGCCGTGGCTCTACAGGTCATAATCTACGGGATGTACGACGGGGACTTCACGAACAAGAGACTGGGAGACTTTTTCACGGATCAGCTAACCGATTGGTACAACGCGCGAACCATCGTCAATGGTCACGACCGAGCTAGCGATATTGCGGACTACGCAGAGAAGTTCGTGAACGCGCTTACGAACACATGAGACTGGGATCATGCTTCGCTGGTATAGGTGGATTCGATCTTGGGCTCGAAGCAGCGGGGTTCGAGCTGGTGTGGCAGATCGAACTCGAGGAGTACAGTCGTTCGATACTTGCGCGTCATTGGCCGGAAGTTGCCCGGTATGCTGCGATCGAGGAAGTCCCCTCCTTAGAGCCAGTGGATATGATTTGTGGGGGTTTCCCGTGTCAAGATATCAGCGTAGCGGGGAAGCAGGTCGGACTTGATGGCGACAAGTCACGTTTGTGGTACGAGATGCTCCGAATTGTGCACAGCGCGCGACCGCGTTGGGTGCTCGTTGAGAACAGCCCTGCGCTCAGAACTCGGGGCGGAGATACAGTCCTCGGGGGTTTGGAGACACTTGGATACACCTGCTGGCCGCTCGTGGTGGGTGCTAGACACGTTGGCGCAGGACACAGGCGAGATAGAGTCTGGATCGTGGCCTACGCCGGTGGCGGCAGACCGCCAGCACCGGAGCGAATCGTACCAGCAAGGGGGAACTGCACTTACAACCCAAGCGACCTGGCCTACGCCGGTATCACAGGATGCGAAGGGGAGCGGTTCGAGCGGATACTCCACGCTGTCAGGGCGCCATACGGGCGTCACGTTGACCGACGCGACTATACGGTGGAACACCCCGAGAGCCCGCGATTGGAAGGGCCAAGGAAAAGATTGCCTAGACGATGGCCGGCTAGTCCCGTGGAACCACAGCACGAATGGGAGCCGCCGAGGGCGGTTGAACTCCCGGTGGGTCGCGGTGTTAATGGGTTTTCCGGAAGATTGGCTGAGCGTCGACGGCAGCGAGAGTTGGAGGCGCTTGGCGCGGCAGTCGTACCGCAAGTTGCAGAAGCAATCGGAAGGGCGATCCTGAGGGTCGATCGAGCGGAGCGGTTGCTCCAAACGAGCATCTCGGATGATCTAAAATGGCTCTAAGTCGAGAACAGCTACAGATGATGCGTCAGTTCATGACGAGTCAGATGGGGCAGAGTGAGGAGGAGCCATCGAATCTCGAGGCCGAGCTAGCTCGCCAGGAAGCCGAGTTGCAGCAGCGGCCGCCTGAGTGGGGAGCTGCCCGGCCCATTGAGCCGCCGCAGGGAAGTATGGCTCGTCTGCGAGTCCCAGGGGCGCCCTCGAGCTTGCCGCAGCAGCAACCCAGAGGCCCAGCAGCAACGTTCGTCGAAGGGATGATGAAGCGGGGCTGGACCCGCGAGGAGGCAGCGGGGCTGGCTGGCAACATCCAGATTGAAAGTGCGTTCAGGTCAGATGTGAAGTCAAGTGTACCAAAGGAGCAGAGCTTTGGGCTCATGCAATGGAATAAGGACCGGCTCCAAGGATTGAAAAACATGGCCGCAGCCTCTAAAAGAGACTGGCGCGATCCTGAGGTCCAGATGGATTGGATCAACATGGAGCGCAACGGCGACAGCGTAAAATTCGGTGGGTCGAACGAGCGGGGCTTCTACAAGAAGGCCCTTGGGCAGAAGGGAACACCAGAAGAGTACGCAGAGCGAATCGGGCGGTTCGTGGAGCGTCCCCGAGATCTGTCGGCGACGCTGCGCCAACGGCAGCAATTCGCGCGGCAGTATATGGCTGGCGAGGAGCAGGTTACGGCGGCGCCTAGCCCAGCGTTTGACAGCGAGGCTCAGGTGACGCCGACGACGCCAGCGCTGCCGAAAGAGTCGAAGACTACCACGCCGACTACGACTGGAGCGAAGCTGTTCCAGGGTGAGGTATATCCGGCGCAGGGGTTCGTGTTCCATCATTCGGGGGGCGGCAGCCTGAAGAGTTTGGTGGACACGCTGCGGCAGCGGAAGCTCGGCTCTCAATACCTAATGGACCGCGACGGGACCATCTATTCGTTTGCGGGCGCTGGGTCGCCGCACATCAAGCCGAACGATCAATTTGGCGGGAAAGCGCCTGGGCTCTCGAATGCTAATGCTGTGGGCATGGAGATTGTGGCGAAGGATGACAGCGATATAACGCCCGCGCAGGTCGAGTCGGCGAGGAACTTTATAGCCCAAAACTATCCCAACACGCCGGTGTACGGGCACGGTGAAGTTAATCCTGGTCATAAGCAGGCGACCGAGGGGATGACGGTTGTGAACGCGATTCGGGGGCTGCAGCAGTCGAGGAACTACGAGGAGCAGGTAAGCGCGGTACGGAACATAGATCCCAACCTATTGCGCCAGAGTGTGGAGCAGATGTAATGGGGCCGACGGGTCGCAAGCCTCTGACGCAGAAGGAACAGGACGAGCTGGACGTCCAGAAGCTTCTGTATCAGCATAGCAAGCCGTATCTGCAGCGATACTCCGAGTGGGAAGAAGAGAACCCGTGGAAGGCTCGAGCGCTGGATATCGGCATTTCGATGATCCCGGTAGAGGGCATAGCTGCGGCGGTACTGAAGCGAGCGCCGGGTATGCTTGGCAGCTTAGGGAAGCTATACGATATGTCCCGACGGCCCGCCGGAGGCGGTTGGGGAGAGGGAGCCCAGCTTGCGCCTGAGTATCGGAGCGAGGTGAAGAAGCAGCTAAATAAGGAAGTGCGGGAGAGTCTGGAGCTTCCGGCACTTAAGAGCAAAGAGTTTGGCGGGCTGGGCGCAGCACACAGATGGGAAGCCGAGTCACCGACGGTGAAGGAGGTAGCTCAGGGATGGCAGAAGATAATCGACGAAGGTGGCGAACAGGGGCCGTATAAGGTAACTGGCTTCCGGGGCGAGGGCTCGCCGACGGCGTCAGGGAGAGGGCCGGTACCTGGGCGAGGAAGATTCCATGCGCCTTACCCGACTGAGGCGGCGAGCTACACGGGGTATCGAGACCCGAAGGAGAGCATACGGCACGGGCGAGATACACCACATTACGAGAAGTTGAAGCGTATCAGCGCCGATGAATTGGAGCTGAAGAAGCCCCTCGTGGTGGAGTATGGGGACTTGAGTTACGAGGGTTTGAAGGACAAGCTGAAGCTCACAGAGAAGGACAAGGCGCTGTGGAAAGCCAGTAGGCAATACGACAAGAAGAGCGGGTGGGAGTCGCCTGACTGGCAGACGGAGCGTTTCTGGTCAAGGAAGGCGAAGGAGGCGGGGTACGACTCGATTTTGGTGCATGATCCCGAGCCAAAAGTACTGGGACCAGAGCACCAGAAGAAGATGCGGTTGATTACTTTACAGGATTTGGAGCCTACGAAGCTACCATGAGCAGAAGCATAGATTACCGGGAACTGGAGCCGCAGGAGCGTCGGGCAGCTTTGATGCGGGCTGCGGGGATGAGCGAAGCTACGATTGGGCATCTTCTAGATTGCGACTATATGACGATTAACGCAATCTTGAAGCGGCCCCGGGTGGCGAGGTACCTGATTGCGATCGAGTCTACGTTCGTGCAGGATCTAAAAGCTAGCGCGAAGCATCTCGATGACGCGATCATGAACGAAGCTAGTAGGGCGTTCCACGTCGAGAAGAACGTGATGGAGCGCCTGTACGAAATGAGGGATAGCATCCGTGCTCAGATGGGCGCCGCCGCGACAGCGCAAGACATACTTGATCGTGCAGGGAAACGGGCGCCCACTAGGGTACAAACTGAAGTTACACACACGATCGACGCGGAGGCACTTAGCCATGTTGCCAAAGTTCTCGGGGAGCACAAAGCCATCGACATCACTCCGGAACAAGGTGAGCAAGCCGACGACGGGGGGCAGGCTGAAGAAGAGCGATGCGATGAGGTTCACGAAGAGCCAAAAACAGGAGTTTATCCGTAAGGTGCGAGCGGGGGAGAAGTTCAAATGAAAACAATCAATTTGCCGAAGTATCACCAGATCAAGTATCCGAGGAACACGCCTCGGATCTCTCGCAAACGCTTATGGATGGACCGGAGCGAGTGGCGCAAGGATCCCCAGGGCACGCTGGAGGGCTCGCAGGGAATCATTGATCGGGGGATGGAGTCCGCGCGCCAGGTCGGGACTCTCGAGGACCAGAACTACCAGGGACTGCCTGACTCGATGGAGCGCTTGGGTCGGGTGGGGATAAGGAAGATGTGATGGAAAAGCGACCCGAAGATGAGCACCTGCCGCCGGATGACGAGGCTGATGAGGCTAGCGAGGAAGAGCTCGAGGAACTGAACGAGGATCTGAATAAGCAGGACGACGACTAGGTGATTGCGTCAGATTTTGAAGCGGCACGATTCGGGGCCGCTGGGGAGTTGCCGGAGGAGCGCAGCGAAGCGGTGCGCCTAAGTTTGCGAATGCAGGCCCAGCGATCTACGTACGTGATGGCGAAAGCGATCATTGGGTTCACCGATTTGACGCCTACGCTGCACGGGGACATGTGTCGCTGGATCGAGGGGCCGAGCCGACGGAAGCTCGGCCTGGTGCCGCGCGATCACCTGAAGACTAGCGTGTGGACTATCGCCGACACCGTGCGGCTAATCAGCGCGAACCCGAATATCAGGCTGCTGATCGGGAACGAAACAGCGACGAATGCAGCACACTTCCTGCGAAGGATTCAGGCGGTGTTCGAGCGGTGTCAGTTGTTCAGGTGGCTATTCCCAGAGCTGATACCGGACACCATGAAGACCAAGTGGAGCGAGACTGAGATGCTCGTTCCCCGAACACATGACTATCCCGAGAGCACGGTCGAGGCGATGGGTGTTGGGGGAGCGGTCGTCAGCCGGCACTACACACGGATTAAGCTGGATGACTTGGTCGGTAAAGAAGCCAGCGAATCGCCTGAGGTGATGCGGAAGACTATCGACTGGTACCTTTATACCGAGTCGCTCCTGGTGGCACCCATCGACCCGATCGACGTGTACGGGACAACGTGGACGTTTAAGGACCTCTATAGTTGGATACGGGAGCACGAAGAGAACCTCGATTTTTTCCATCGTCAGGCAATCAGCGGTGACAAGATCCTGTGGCCCGAACGGTTCCCGAGGCACGAGCTCGAGCGGATCAAGCGGAAGATTGGTTCGTTCAAGTTCTCGTGCCAGTACCAGAACACACCGTTCGACCCCGAGCAGATGACGTTCGACCCGGGGTGGCTTCGTTATTACGAACTAGTTGGCTGGGATGCCGACTATGACACCGGCTCTCTAGTGTTGCGTATCGAGGGACAGGCGAAGCCATCTCGGGTCGTGCCTGTTATATTGGTTGACCCGGCGATTAGTGAACGGAACGACGCCGCTCGGTCTGCGGTGGTCTGTGCGGGGGTAACCGAAGAGGAACGCGTGCTCGTCCTGGAAGCGTGGGCCGAGCGGTGTCAACCGCTGCGAATGATTGACAAGATCTTCGAGATGGCCGAGCGATGGGATCCGGTGATGGCTGTGGCTGTCGAGGCTGTGAGTTATCAGCGAGCCTTGAAGGGCTTTATCGAAGCGGAATGCCTCCGTAGACATAAGTGGCTGAACGTCCGCGAGGTTCGACCCGGCGGTCGCCAGAACAAGGAGACTCGTATCCGGGGGCTGCAACCGTACGCAGAAAGGGGCCGGCTGTGGATCCGAACGTCCACGTGCCGACCCCTGATTGAAGAATTTGGTGACTTTCCGCTAGGAGATACTGTAGATGTCCTCGACGCGCTCAGCTATGGACCACAGGTGTGGGTCACTCCTAGCATTGATGGCCCCGAGCAGGACCCATTCCTTGACGAAGACCAACCACCAAAGTACGAGGGAGTCAATGGGTATACCGGCTACTAGCTGTCGATTTGAGCTACTTACTGGGCCGCGTGAATTTGGCATCAAGTTCATTCACGATCCCGAAGCTGATCCGTACAACATCTGCGAGTATCTTGTCCGCCTGCTCGCATCGGCACCGGCGCCCATTAGCCCTCCGCCGCCCGCGTTCACCCCTCACCAGCCCTCCGAGGGGGCGGGGAGGGGGGGAGGGGAATAAATGCCATCCACCTTGCGGATCAACCTAGCTAGTAAGGACGCCAATAGCTACATCGAGAACTCGATCGATGACGTCCTGAACACCAGCTTTGGAGTAGTGAGTTCGGTCGTGTTCGCAGCTGCGGTAGAGCGAGCTATATCCTGGCCCACGACCGGCGAGACGATTCTTTACGCTCGCTTCCCGAAAGGTGGGACCTCTTACACCGTGAAGGTTTCTGAGACCAGTGGTGGCGTTGGTTGGACGTTTACAGTCCCCGTAGGGACTGGCCCGTTCCCATTGGTGCTTGGGAAGCCCGCTGGCACGACTTTTTATGTCACTCCTAGCATCGGAACGACTGCCGCAATACTCTACCTCTAGGAGAACCGATGGCACAACACGACCCCCAAAACGCTGCCCGAGAGGGCGCTGCGTACCAAGAGTTCCTCAAAATGGCCGACGAAGTTTTGCACAAGAAGCCCGGCATTGGTTTAGGGGTCGATACGTGGGATCCCGAGTCGGGCCTCCGTGCTGAGCGTCGTCGGAAGATGGCTCAGGGAATCGCTGCCGAGGAGCGTATCTCGATGCTCCGGAACATGGGCATCCAGGACAATGGGTCGATGGACACGCTAATCAACCGCATGTATGGAAGCCCGGAAAAGGCGTTCATGCTAGCGAAGGGAGGCAAGTAATGAGTCAGGGGGCTTCAGGATTGACGGGCGCGTCGATGCCACCGCCCGACATGTCTGTCGGCTACACTGGCATGGCCGACGCAGGTATGAGTATGCCTGCTGGCTATACCGGAGCAACGAGCGCCGGTTCTGCTGCTCCGGCTACTCCTCAGGGGATCATTCCACCCAGTCAAGGAACTGCGGTCAACCCTGGCGAGAACCTGAAGCAGAACCTCGGGTTCATGCAGAAGTTTGCCAACCTTCTTGGGAAGGATCCCGACGAGCGCGCCAAGAACGCCAAGGTCTTCGCTGCGATGGTCAAGGATCTCGGCAACGTCGGCAAGGCCATGTCTGACTCTACGCTCATGCAGCGTATGATGTCCGAGCAAATGAACGCCCCGCAGATGCTCGAGGGTGGCGGCGCGGCGCCGAACGTCGGTGCTATCGCCCCAAGCGCCGGCGGTGGCATCAACACGCCAGTGATGGCGACGGGAGGGTTCACGCGATGAGTCGTTCTCAAAAGAACGTTCGCCGTGGAGGCAACACCCAGAAGAAGCCCAAGGGTGTCCCGTCAGGTAAGTGATGCCTAGCTACACGGGCGTCATCCCTGGAGCACCTGTCAAGCTGACCGAGAAGGACAGGAAGTGGCTTCCTCAGTACCTCGACGACGAACTTGAGGAAGCCCTTCGTGCCCATGAGGAGAAACTAGAATTCATCGACGAATCAAACCGATTGTACCTCGGCGAACCTCTCTCAAAAAGGAAGACGTTCCCGTGGGACGGCGCCGCGAACCTAGTCATCCCCCTGGTTGGCATTACGACGGACTCAATCGTTGCCCGCATTATCAACACCATATTTGCAGTACAGCCCTTCTGGAGTGCCAAAGCTTTAATCAAAGACCTCGAACCAGTGACGTACCCCCTTCAGGACTTCCTGGACTGGAGCCGGGAGAACGAGCTGGATATGTATGCCCAGACTCGGAGCTGGATAGTGGAGGTGGTGAAGCACGGCTGGGGATACTTGAAAGTCTATTGGAACAGCTACACCGAGAGGACGTTTCGTATCTCGAGCGGGGCTGCGAGGCCTGTCGACAAAATAGTAAGGAAGCCAGCGATTGAGCACGTCCTGCTAGCTGACATCATCTGCCAGTGCGGGATCGAGGACGAGCTGAACCAAGCTGAATGGATCGCACATCGAGTCCGCCTGACCGACGGCCAGCTTCGCTGGCGTAAGCATGATCGGGTCTACGATTACGTAGACGACATTCTGAAGCACAAGGCCGAAATGACTCCTATGGAGGAACAGGTCGTTGGTAACGAGATCGAGCGCGACACTGGTCGCCCCCGCGAGAAGCTGAACACGCTCTACGAAGTGTACGCCGATCTACCTCTCGGGGGTTCCGAGCTGCCAGTACCGGTGATGATTACGTTCCACAAGGAGACCCGTGCCGTCGCCCGCTGCGTGTATAACCCTGACATTACGGGCGAGCGACCATTCAAGAAAGGCGTATTTATCGTCCGTGAAGGTAAGCGAGATGGCCTTGGGATCAGTCGGCAGCTAGCGTTGATGCAGGACGAGATATCAACGCTACACAACCAGCAGGTGGACAATGCGACGCTCGCGAACACGAGATTCTTTATCGGACGTCGTGGTGTTGTCCGCAATGGCACACGTGTATGGCCTGGTAGATTCCTCACTGTGCCAGACCCCCAGCGTGATGTGCAGTCCTTGCAAATGGCCGATGTGTACCCCTCAATGCGGCAGCTTGAGACAAGTTGTCTTGCATACGCGGAACGAAGGTCAGGAGTCGCTGATTATCAGTTGGGTCGAGAATCCAATGTGCTTGGTAACCGAGCTACTGCAACAGGCACATTGGCCCTGATTCAAGAGGGCAACCGTCGCTTCGATCTGAACGTCCGTGATATTCGGGAGACGCTGAGCCATGTGGGGAAGAAGGTGCTGTTGCTGAATGCGCAGTTTCGCCCGAAGGGCATGGCGTACTTCGTAAAGGGGAGCGATGGCCAACTTGTTGAGAAGGTTTTGGACCTACCTGAAGAGTTTGTTGCGGACGGGATCGGGATCGAACTCACCGCCTCCACCGCAACCATAAACCGTGAGATCCAAAAGCAGGGCTTGATGGCGCTCATGGGAAGCCTGACTCAGTACTACCAGCAACTCATGCAAATCAGTGGCATCGCCATGGCCCCTCAAACCCCGCCGCCGGTACAGAAGATGGCGCTGCAGATGTGCGACGGCGCTCGGTATCTAATGGAACAGATCGTCCAGACCTTCGAGATCCGGGCGGTCGATACCCTGCTACCGCCCTCGCTGGCAGAGCAGATGGAGGCTGACAGTGCCGCCAACCCACCACCAGGAGGACCAGGAGGACCTGGGCAGCCTCCGGGAGGCCCTCCACAGGATACAAACGGAGCCGGAGTGGGTAATGCTGTGGGAGCACCTCCTGGCGGCCCGCCAGGATTGCCTGCTCCGCCTGGCGTCGGTGGCTAGTTGGGAGGAATGCCTGCTGGTGCGGGGAGAATTCAACGCTCTGAACATCATGATCGAATTCGGAGACAAGCTTATGGATCGCCTCGAAGAGGCGGTTCGTAACGTAGGAGAGGACAATGGCGGACGACCAGGAAGACGTTTCAGTTGAGCAGGAAATCGAACCGTCAACGCGGATCAAGGAGGAGGCGAAGCCCGAAAAGGCTGAGGCCCCTGACACCGATCTGCGGACGCGGGTCGACCAACTGCTGAGCGAGAATCAGGAACTACGGGGCACCACGACGCGCGCCCTCGAGGAGGCGAGTGCGTCACGGGCTCAGGTGGACCTGATCCTGAACCAGATCCAGAGGGCTGCGGCCCAGGGCGACCAGAGCGCACAGAAGGCCGTCAAGACCCTCCGTGACAGGTTCGATGATGATCCTGTCGCCGCCATGAACGAACTCGTGACCATGCGTGTGGGGCCGATCGTACAGGAGTACTTCGGTCGCACCGCCGATACGGAGCGGGAGGCTGCCCGAGCGAAGTTCGGGAAGCAATTCGACAAGTACGCGGACGAGATCGACGAGTTCATGAAGGACATGCCACTCGATGTGAAGGCGAAGCCTGGATCATACGGAGCGGCATTGAAGTACGTGCGGAGCCAGCACTTGGAAGAGGAGCTGGAAGA